CTCCTCCTTTTTTTCGGCGGTAAAGAATAAGGGAAGTGTTTTATATAGTAAAGGTTACGGACAGGACACTAGAAGAGGCTCTTATTATGGTACCGTTTGCTCTACTTTTGGATCTTATATATCTGGTCAAAAGATATATTATACCACGACGGAGATTCCGGAGGTTGCCGAGGAGATCACCTATGTTGATATCGAGCAAATAAACATAGGTGATATTTTGTGGACTTCCGGGCATTGTAAGGTTGTTTCCTCTGTCAATGTGGATGAGGATGGCATCTATAATATCGTCGTTACGGAGCAAGGAGGATATAATATGATGGAAACGGTTTACGATAAAGATGGGTTTGAGAAAATCCTTAAAGGGATAGATCCTCATGATAAGAGGGTCTTTAAATTATACCGCTTCCAAAATCAAAGGATACCGGTTTTGCCTAAAATAGAATATAGCGAGAATGTCATTTCTGAATATGGGGATAGGACCTATTTTGAGCAAGGGCAAGATGTCTTTATAGCGGTCAAAGACGGGGAGCATATTAATATTTCTGATGGAAGCAATACGAATAGATACCTTTTATCGGGAATGTCCTCTAAAATCGTGAACGGGATCGAGCTATATAACGTGCGACCATATCTATCAGGGACGGCAGAGTATGATTTGTATACCGATAATGATGATCTTCACGCTAAACTATCTGTGATAGACATGGGTGATGTTATCTTGGATGATATTACAGTGAGGTTGACAGGATACAGCGACAATGTAAAACCTAGCTGGTATAACGTAATATACCTAATAGAAGCGGAGGAAGGAGAGTATCCGTATTTTCCGGCCCCAGAAGGATACATGGGGCATAATGCCGTGATGTGCAAGGATTTCATAAAAGACAATACTTTTAACGTAATCATGAGGGATGTGAAGGATTATGCCTCTGGATATTACGTCAGATGTTATTATGACACGAAATTCGGATTGGCTTATAAGGACAGTAATATCATTATGATAAAATAATTTAAGGAATATGGACAGAGTATTACAAAGAAGAGATACGGCATCGAACTGGGCTAAGTTTAACCCTGTTCTTTCGGAAGGGGAGATAGGAATCGTCATCGACGGAGGTAAAGGTTATAAGATAGGTGATGGTGTCACACATTGGAATGATCTGGAATACCCCTCTAATCCAACCAGTGTTGTTGGCACGATCGGAGATAGCGAGGTTGCCGTGATTAACCAGAAAGGCGTATCCTCTTTGGTCGGCCTAGACACGTACCCAGTCTTCTCCGATACCAAGCCCTACGTAAAAGGCGAGATCGTTAATTACGGCGGTCTCTTGTATGAGTTCACGGCTGATCATGAGGCGGGGGCGTGGATTGGCACGGACGCAAGGGAGACTAGCTTGAGGGGGGAGGTGACAAAATTAGCGGAATCAACTGCGGATATTGGAATGTTGAACTGTGATAATATGCTCAAGAGGGATGAGTTCACCCATGCCACTGTTATATCCAATGGGGTAACCTTCCAATATCTGGGTCAGGGCAGATACCATGTGTACGGAACCGCCACTGAGGATGTATCGAATACTATTTATCTTGACCGGAATAAATTGCCTGATAGTATCGTTCCCGGTAAGACCTATCAGTTGATATACTCAGCCAAGAATGCTCTCTTCATCGTATGGATCTATGCCGGCGGTGAGTTTAAAACCGGTGGTATGGTAAATGAGAACTATACCTTCACCCCTCCTAAAGATGCAGACGGCCTTATATTGGCTATAAGGGTACTTAGCGGGACAACCGTCGACGAGGTCGTCCATCCCGTCCTGATCGATACTTACACGAGCGATCAAGTGAAAGGTAAACTGGATAATATCAATAATATGGGAACCGTCTCAGGCGTAGGCAATCCCTTGGTATTGGAGGGTACATCGACCCTTCCTTTCGAGGATCTGTCCATCTCCGGATTGTCAGCGGATACGTTGGTCACTTTTTGTGGCAAGAATATCTTCATGATTACCAGCGATATGGTAAAAAGGATCAACAATGGTAACACCTATACGTTTACCGCCAATACGATAAGGGTGGTATCAGAAGGATCTACCGGTAATAGCGTATCCTCGGGCGAGAACTTTCCGGAGAAATACTGGAATCTAAATGGAAAGACATGGAATCATAACTTCAAGTTCAAGTTCGCCAATGATACATGGGTTACGGTATCAGGGAATTGCAGCGTCCCGCAGACCTATGACTTTAAGGCCCAGTTGCAGGTAGGGGATGGTGTAAACTCCAATTTATTAGTGGATGAGAACGGCTTGACCTTTGAGGCGAAGGCGGGTGTAGAGTACGGTATAAGACTATTCGTGGCCGAGGGATTCGTGGGTGATGTCACTTTCTATCCGCAGATAGAGATCGGCACCCATAAGACGGCCTATGAGCCTATCAATGGAGGTCGGTATATTACCAGCGATTATACCGACATAGCGGAAACCTTTAAGAAGAGAGGGAGCAAATTGGGTAGGACTACTATGTACACGGATAATAACGCCGTGATAACGGCTACGGCGAATAAAATGGACAATCCAGAGCAAACGTCGTATAATGGCAATGCTTCCTATAAGCTAAACGAGCTATGCGCCGATAAATCGGCTTTTTCTAAACCAAGAAAACCCATGATATCCTTTGTCGATGATGACACGTCCAGTATAGCGCTTGTTGAGAGATACAGGAATTTGTTCGTGTCTAAAGGTGTTGTCGGGAACTATGCGGTCATGACTAAGAACCTCAATGAGCAAGAAGGATTGGCCGACCTGCTGTTACTGTATGAGCAAGAGGGATTTGGTTGTCTTTATCATTGCTATTACCAAAGAGGTGATGAGACGAGATATTGGGAATCCGGGAACCCGATGTATGACGAGAGTTTGATAAAGGAGAATTTCATCAGGGGATTGAGAGACATGGAAAGATACGGTTTCTTGAATTATAAGCATTGGATTACCCCTTATGGAGTCAATGATGATTTTATAAGGAACCTAGCCAAGAGGCATGGGATGGAAAGCCTCATGACGATGAGCGGGGCTACGTCAAATAACAGTTTCATAAGCATCGCGGGTAATTGTGACAGGTATAACATCCCTCGAATAAGCGTGTCAAGTCAATCAAATCAAGACCGAACCAAGAGATTGATAGATGGATGTGTTGCCGATAATGGATGGGTTGTCATAGTCACCCATGCTAATACTTGGGGCAGTGGCACGGACGTAGATGAGAAAGTGTCAGATATTATCCAATACGCCTTGGATTCGGGGATGGAGGTCAAGGCGTTTCCGGAGGCGTTTGAGACATATCGGGCATCATTCTATTTCAACGAGTTATTTTGATAGATACAACCTTATGTACCGTTACCTCTCCTACATATCCGACCTCGCCAACTGGTTAAAGTCCATCGCCATAGCCGCCGTTGTCACGGCGATGGACTTCGTGTCGCCGATCGAGAACTTCTTGGTGGTGATCCTGTCGCTGGCCTTCATCGATACGTTCTGGGGATTGGCTGCGGATCACGGGGATTTCCGGAAGAGCAAGTTCATCCGTAGCTGGGTCTACATGCTAGTCTATTTCTTGATCATAATCATCTCGTTCTGGATAGGCGTGATGATGGATATATCGGAGGATAACGCCAAGGCTTTAGTTTCTTGGATCACGTGGGCGATGATATGGTTTTACGGAACCAATGTCTTAAAGAACATGGGCAAGGTATTTCCGGATAACAAGGTGATAGCCTTCTTGTATTGGGTTGCCGCCGTTAAGTTTATTAGCAAGGTCAACTTCTTGGATGAGTATAACAAGACAAAGAATAAAAAAGGCTCCCCTGATCCAAAAGGATAGGGGAGCTGGATGTAAAAACGCCTCTGTCACGCCTGTCACAGGTTATGATAGAGGAACAAGGTTAACAAAGCGTCACAAATATAGCAATAAAATCAAATAACAATGGCAGAGAAAAAATTACCTAGAGGGTTGCGAAACTGCAATCCCGGGAACATCCGGATCAACGGAGACTTGTTCCAAGGCGAGATACGCCCGAGCAAGGACAAATCTTTTAAGCAGTTCGAGACGATGGCGTATGGCTACCGTGCCATATTCCGGATCTTGCGTAACTATTATAACAACTATAAGTTGGAAACGATCTGCAAGATGATCGGTCGCTGGGCACCGGAAAACGAGAACGATACGGATTCTTACATTAAGGCCGTATCCGATTACGCCGGTATCCCGGCTGATGATCCTATCAACATCAACGATCGTGAGCAGATGATCCGGATCGTGGCCGGGATGAGCAAGGTTGAGAATGGGAGAGAGGCTGAAATGTCGGACGTTATCGCAGGATGGAATCTACTTTAAAAATATAAGACCTAACGCTGTAAAGGTAAGCGTAAAATAAGATGAAAAAATATATTGGAACAAAACAGATTGAAGCAGAACCTATGACAATGGGCGAAGCTTTTGAGAAAGGATTGCTTAAAGCGGGAAGAGTACCTAACGAAAGCGAGAAGTCAAATGCTGGATATCATGTGAAGTATCAAGACGGTTACGAGTCATGGAGTCCAGCAGAGCCATTCGAGAAGGCTTATAAGATCTGTGATACGTTTATGAATCGTCTCCAAATAGAATTGTCCGAATTATCCGATAAACAAGAAAAGCTAGGTAAGTTTTTTGGTACGGATATGTTCAAAGGATTGTCAACGCAAAAGCAAGTATTGCTACGTGCACAATTCGGAGCGATGGAAGCTTATAGGCAAATCCTTATTGAGCGCATCCGTATTGAGGGAATCGCAAAATGAAACCGTGGCAAGCAATATTAATACTAGTGTGCTTGGTAGCCAGTTTCACGGCTGGCTACCATATCCGGGGGGATGTGACTGATAAAGTCGTGTCTAAATCCGATACCGTATTAATAACCGACACGATCCATGACAGTATCCCGTATCCTGTTTACGAGACATTGGTGCAGACGATACCGGAGCCGTTCCCTATTTATATCACGTTGGACGGTGACACGGTAAAGGAACCTGTATATGTTCCGGTACCCATAACCAGCAAGGAGTACAAGACGGATGATTACCGGCTTTCAATTTCGGGTTACAAGCCTAATCTTGATTACATCGAGGTTTATAGAAGGACTGAGTATATAACCAAGACGATCTCTCCCCATAGATGGGGAATAGGCGCAATAGCCGGTTATGGGATCGGAAAGCATGGACTATCACCTTATGTAGGTATAGGAGGATTCTACAGAATTTGGTAATGAGTAATACCCATAGGGGCGGGTATTGAATAAAGCCCCTATTCCTTCTTCTGATTCGACCCGGACGAAGGAAAGACATAGACAACGCCATGTATGTTATTCGGGGAGAACTAGTATTGCCTAACACTCCTGTTATCAGTGGATACGGAAGCTCTTGCGGATGTAGACAAACTGATTAAATATAGAATTATTTTATCTGTTTGATTTACTTAAAACTCCTTGTGTCATTGGATACTTTTATGTATCTTTACACAAGAACAATAAAAAATATTCAATTATGGCACAAGGAGTTGTTTATATGTTTACTAACAAGTTAAATGGAAAAATGTATATAGGTCAAACAATACATGAAGATTTAAGGATAAAGCATCATTTATATGCCGC